ACAGAGTTTGGTCGTTTTGCTGGAGGCTCAGCAGGTGAATTTATTTTTGAAAGTGCGTGTACAACCACAAGTACAAGTACAAGTACAACGAGTACAACGAGTACAACTACAACTAGTACAACAACAGCGGCTCCAGCTGGTTCTATTCAGGTTTTTAGATTTAATGATAATTCAGATCCTATATCGATGTGTGGATTGCTTCCATATGAATTTAGTGGATTTACACAGGCGACATTATATAGAAGTGGTGGATTTACACCTCATGAAACTATATCACCACCTTTATATACTAATATAGGGTTAACAGATGTGTTTGTACCAGGCAATAATTATTACTGGGGTGTAATGTTTAATTCAAACCCAATAGATCATACGGTTTATATAACCTCAGAAGGTGAAATGAATACTTGGACCAACTGTCCTGAAGCAACAACAACAACCACTACAATAGCACTTGCAACATTGGCAATACAGCAACATACTAATATTACAAATACTAGTGTTGATGTTCAATCAATTATTTCTGATGAAGGAGGTGCAAGTGTCACTGAAAGGGGTGTTTGTTGGAACCAAACAGGTACGCCTATAACATCTGATGATAAAATGATTAATGGTAGTGGTGGACTAGGAGAATTTGGGAGTTATATTACGGGATTGACAGGGGGCACAAAATATTATGTTAGAGCATATGCTATTAATAGTGTTGGAACTGCATATTCAAACCAAATATCATTTGCAACTACTATACCAGTAGATACAGCTATAATTTATAGATATACAAATGACGATGATCCTATTGTAATGTGTGGTTTATTACCATATCAATTTCCAAATCCAGGTACATTTACATCAATAACTATTTATAAAGCTGGATCTTTCGAAATTGGCACAACAATTAATATAACAGTTCCTGGTGGTGTATATACTGATATCGGATTAACACAACCACTGACCAGTCATGTCAATTGGGCTGTAAATAAAACTTGGGGTTATGCAGATAATTCTACAACCGTTGATTATACTATTTATATTAGCTCAACTGATATAGGTACATGGATTGATTGTTCTAATGTAACAACCACTACAACAACCGCAGCACCACCTACTACGACTACAACTCAAGAATTAGTATATTATAAGATTGAACTTTGTCCTTTAACTGGAGAATACCGTGAAGTTGGACCAGTTGTAGCTGGTACATATAGTTCTGGTCAAAGAGTAGAAGGTGCTACAAGTACATATTATTTGGTTAAAACTTTTCAATCTAGTTCTTATGGATATCCAAATATATCAGTAACAAATACAGGTCAGATGGGTTGTCCATCATAAATAAATAAAAAATAAAAAACATTCCTTAATTAAGGAATGTTTTTTTTAAAAAGTTAAATTAGGAGTTAAAATTTTTTATATATACAAATAAAAAAATTATGAAAACAATATTTTTAATTTTAGCAATTATCATAATTTTAATTGCTTTATTTTTTCTTTTTAAAAAGAAAAAACCTCAGATTATTACAACTACAATGGCACCTATACCGCCTACAACGTCATCGCCACCTACAACCGCTCCTATAGTGTATTATAAATTGTATAGTTGTTTAGATCCAAACACAAATTATGAAACTGTAGCATCTCTAGGTACATTTTCTACTGGAGAAAGAGTAGAAGGAGCAACAAAGACATATTATATTATTACAGATTGGAAAGATTCTTCTTATGATTTTAGAGAAATACAAGTTACAAAAACATTCCAAATGGGTTGTGAATAGAATTTAGTTTTAATAATTTTTCTTTAAAACTTTTTTAAAACTTGTGGTATTTAATTATTTTGTTAAATAAAAATAAACAATCATCTTATTTTTTAATATATTTTTAAAAAATAAGATGATTTTTTATGCTAGATCCTAAAATAAGTGTTATAATGGCTAGTTTTTTGTCGCCATATCCAGGAGGAGCAACCAACCGTGATAAAAAATTTATAAGAGCAGTTAATTCATTTAAAAAACAAACTTATCAAAATAAAGAACTAATAATAGTATCTGATGGTTGTTCATTAACAATTGAGTTATATAATAAATATTTTTCAAATGAATTAAATATAAAATTAATATCAATTCCAAAACAAGCCTTATATTCAGGAGAAATGAGAAACGTTGGACTTGATATAGCAGATGGTGATATAATTTCATATTTAGATAGTGACGATATTTTAGGTCCTAATCATTTACAAATAATTGCTGATGGCTTTGATTTAGATAAATGGGATTGGATTTATTATGACGACTTAATGACGCTTGATAATACCTTTAAAAAATTTTATCATCGTATAGTAGAACCCCGTTGGGCAAGTATTGGAACAAGTTCGATAAGTCATAAAAATTTAAAAGAGCTAAAAGAAATTTGGAATATTGGATATGGCCAGGATTGGTTAGTTGTGCTAAAAATGGCTTCTATGGGATTAAAATTTAAGAAATTAAATAAAGTTTCCGAATATATAGTCTGTCACTATAACGGGGGAGACTGGTGACCAATATTTTTTAAAAATATATCATATTTTTTATTTATTATGAATAAGAAATGAAAAAAGAGTAAAATGTTCAATAACTATTAATAAGAAACTTAATAAATTATTAGAAGAAGTTATAGGAGAAAAAGAAGTAACAAAATCGGTTTTAATTGAGAATTTATTAATCGATTATTTTAAAAATAAATAATTAAATGAAGACAAAATTTTATGTATATAATACTAATGAATTAGTAGATTTAGAGGAAGATTCTAAAATAATGGTTGGTAATTGGGGTAATAGATTTAATGTTGAACATCCTGAATCTATAACTTTTTATGAAATTTATAAGAGACAAGATTATTTCAAAGGTGATTGTGTTATAAAACCTAATGATGTTGTAGTTGATTGTGGAGGAAATATTGGTATATTTTCATCATTAGCAATTGATATGGGAGCATCAAGAGTTTTATCTTTTGAACCATTTAAAGAGAATTTTGAATTAAATAAAAAAAATAATCCAGATGTTGAAGTTTTCCAAAGAGCTGTTTCTAATAAGAGTAATGAAACAATAGAATTATTATATACACACACTGGTAATGGTGGACATACTGTTATAGGTTCTGAATTTGATAGAGATCCAGGACATTTTCAACATAAAAATTTATTTGTAGAAACCATAACGTTAGATGATATAATTTCTGAAAATTTTTTAGATCATATTGATTTTCTTAAAATTGATACCGAAGGTTCTGAATTGTTAATATTAGAAGGTTTATCTGATGAAAATTTAGATAAAATAAGGTGTATTTCAATCGAATATCATCATGCAGTTTTTAATTTTGACGATAATATATTTGAAAATTTCATACAGAGATTTCTTAGAAGAGGTTTTAATACTTTTACTTGGATTCTAGATAGTTATGCTAGAATGGTTTATATTTGTAGAGGTGATGTTTTTGTGGAAAATCCTAATCATAGAAATTAATATGGAAGAATTTACATTAGATATAGATGAGCATATCAAATTTATAATTGATAACTTTGATTTTGTTAAAGTTGAAAAAATAATGACTTATTTAAATTGGTCGTGGCTTACAAATGACGGATATAAAATTCCTTCAGTTGATCAATTGAAAAATGAGGCATTATCATTATTATTTAATGCTTATAATTCGAACGTGACAACTATGTCAACAGGAGGGTTTAAAGTAACTAAGAATGAAGATTATTTGGATTTAGAATTTGTATTAGAAGACGCATCATCAGAAATTTTAAATTTTGATGATAAATATGAAAGGATTAAAAAATTAAAAATTAGAAAGAATAAACTTCAAAAGATAGACAATGGAGAATACAATTAAAAAATATCAAAATACAGAAACACTTGTTTTACAGAATCTATTGAAAGATTATGAAAAAGAATTAGAAAAATGTGAAAATTTGAAATTATTAAGAATTGCACTAGATAAAAGTAATTTAGATATTCAAAAGACAATAGATGATTATGAAATTGATATACATTTAATTAGAATGGAACTTAATAAAAGACTTTGGAAAAATGATATAAAAATAAAATAAATTATGGAAAAGAGATTATTTAGAGTAAAAGATGGACGAGTTTTTGGTGGTGTTTGCACTGGTATTGGTGAATATTTTGATATAGACCCAGTTATAGTTAGACTATTATTTGTGCTGTTGTTTTTATTTTCAGGCATAGGAATATTAGCTTATATTATATTTTGGATTGTAATACCAAAGAAACCTGACGTAATTCCTCCATCGCAACCCGAAAATTCGGAAATAAATTAAGATAAAAGAGTGATTTTTATAAAAATCACTCTTTTTTATTTTATGGGGTTATAAATTTTATATATAATGTTATGAAGAGAATAACATTACAAAATTTTATTGAAAGATCAAATATTATTCATAATAATAAATATGATTATTCATTAGTTGATAATGATGTAACAACTAGAAAAATAATTAAAATTATTTGCCCTATTCATGGAGAATTTGAAACATTAGCAGGTTCACATATTAAAGGTGAAAGTTCTTGCCCAAAATGTTTAAAAGATAGATATAAAAATGACTTTTTAATAAAATCAAAAAAAATACATAATAATAAATATGATTATTCATTAGTGAATTATAAAAATAATGACACAAAGATCAAAATTATTTGTCCAATTCATGGTGAATTTGAACAATTACCACATCATCATACACAAGGTAATGGCTGTCCAAAATGTATGTATGATGATAAGAGATTAAATACAGAAATATTTATTAATAGGGCTAAAGTAAAACATAATAATAAATATGATTACTCATTAGTTGATTATGTGGGTACTTACAATAAAGTTAAAATTGTTTGTCCAGTTCATGGTGAATTTGAGCAAAAACCTTGTGATCATATAAATGGTTATAGAGGTTGTCCAAAATGTGGTGGTACTATGAAATCAACAACAGATGATTTTATTTTGAAAGCAAAAAAAATTCATAGAAATAAATATGATTATTCATTTGTTGATTATAGTTTATGTACAAATAAAGTTAAAATAATTTGTAAAAAACATGGAGTATTTGATCAATTACCTTATCAACATTTATCTGGAAATGGATGTCCAATTTGTAATCAAAGTAAAGGTGAAAATACAATTATGATTTTTTTATCAGATAATAATATTAAATATATATCTCAGAAAAAATTTGAAGATTGTAAAAATATAATTTATTTACCTTTTGATTTTTATTTACCTAATTATAATCTATGTATAGAGTATGATGGAATACAACATTTTGAACCAAATATTAGATTTGGTGGTGAAGAAGAATTTATGAAAAGATTAAATAATGACAAAATCAAAACTGATTTTTGTAAAAAAAATAATATTGAATTATTAAGAATAAAATATGATGAAAATATTATAGAAAAATTAAAAAATAAAATAAAAAAATATGTCAACTCCTCTATATAAGAGACTTAAGGCTCGTGGTACTTCGTTCTACGCCTTTCCATCGGCAGCTTCAGATTTAAATTTAGCAAATTATAATGATTTTTATAATCTTAATTTTACAAAATTTGCATTATTAAATATACCAAGAAAAGAAGTCCTAGGTGATCCTATTGATGGTGTTTTGGATCTTATACCTAAAAGTGATACTGGTGAAAATGCCTTTTATTGTGATGATCCAAATAAAGATATACCTACAACTTTATCTGAACAATTAGTAGAGTCATTGAGAAACTATGTTGCTAATTACGACACATCTTTACATGAAAGTAGAATAAATAGTAATACAGATTTTTATAATATTGCAGAAAGACAAACTCCTACAGAACATATATTTTGGAAATGGTGTAGAAAATTAAATTTAATAGATTTTGAGCCTGGAGTCCATAAAGTAGACTGGGATAAAAATCTTTCTGATTTTGATAATCCTAATAAGTCAACCATAGAAAATACTGATTATTTTCGTAAATATTTATGGAAAGAAAGAGAAGTTATTTATTATCAAACAACACATATTGAAGAGAGTGATGACGATCATAAAACAAGTGATGGTATAAATCGTACTCCTAAATTTACAATACCAGGTGTTGCTAAATTTAAAGTTGGTGATAAAGTTATATTAGAAACTGATGATAGTTTGGATAAAATTACTTTTATAGATACCGTTATTAATTTAGGAGAACCTAACAATGTTCTTTATGTTGAATTTGATTCAGATTTTACATATATATGGTTAGATGTATTTTGTCAAGGTGATATAGGTCGACGTGAATTAAAAGCAACATCAATACATTTAAAATATCATAGATTAATTGAATATATAGGTGAAATTAATCAAATTACAAATATACAAACGGCTTCTAGAGTAGGACAAGAAGTAACAGCTTATATTCCACATCAAGCAGGTAGAACGCCAACAATACTTTTTGGAATTAGAAATAATACAAACTATTATCCAAATTTAGAAATACCTATATTGGCAGATGAAATTCAAACAGAAATTGTTGGTGCAGAAACATTAAATTCACCAATAAGGACCAATCCACAAGATTACCCTGGTTCTCATTTTGGTCAATTTGACACTAATGATAATACTTATTTATGTTCAAATGGTGATGCTATTAGATATCAAGGTGATTATTATGGTGTGATGTTAACAGAAAATACAGGTTTAAGTGAAGAAGAATATATTGAAAAATTAACAGATTTTAATTCAGATAATATTGATGGTGTGTTTTTAGATGTTGATAGAACACATTATTATAAAATGTATATGCCTAATTTAGAGAGTAAAAATTTTGATGAATTTAGTTCTGTATCAATTGAAGGTATGGCACCTTGCGATTTTGATTTTAATGCTATATTATGGTATTATGAATTATTAGAGCAAACAGAAAATGGAGTAAATTCTTATGTTAATTTATATGGTATTGAATTTTTAAATAATCCTGATAATGATGATGATAATTTTGGTAATTTAATTACACCTTATCATAAATTAGTAACAAATGGTTCACATGATGGTTTATCTTATATGTTTAATTTAAATCTTCATTATAATATTGATAATGATGTAGAACCATTAACATATGATCCAAGTACTATTTATAATATGTTTGGATTTGATATGTATAATGAAATGATGAGAAGATATTACCAAGTAAATGAAAATTTTGTTAATATTATACAAGAATTTGTCAGAATTAATTTGGATCTTCAAGACATGAAAAGCTTAATATATTCCCAGACCTCTATGGATGAACTCAAAAGTAGAATGAGAAATATGGAAGTTCTTTTGCAGTTGTATTCTAATAGACAATTAACAGATTCAGATACTGCTAAAATTTCAGTTGATAATTCAGGTACCTATCCTACATTAAAAATTAATGTAGTTGGTGTAGAATATGATGAAATAAAAAATATTAATTTATTGACAGCATATAATTATAATTCTTCAAATGCTGGCGCTTCTTATACAATTTCATTGTCATATACTAATAAGATGCTATTAAATTTAATAAATGATAATCATAGTATTCCAGAAGGTGATATTATTATTTTACTAGATGGTGAGCCTAGAAATAAACAAAAATTAGATATAATTATTAAACCAGAATACGCACAATATGCACAAAGACTAACTGTAAATATGAATTATAAATATAATAATACTGTAATAGAGTCTACTTTATTTCAAGTAGATTTACCTAAAGACGTGATTGTTTATGATGCTTTAATTCCTGAAAATTCTATATTTGATGATACTTACTATTTAAATGAAAATATATTTGTTAATGCAATAGGATTTAATACAGGTGCAACTTGGTGTGGAACTGGATATACGCAATTAACTTTATCAGAAGATATATTTGTAAGCGGAAATACTATTTATATTCAAAATTTATATTTACAAGATTTAGATGGATATATATCAGATTATAGTGGTTCTTATATTATTTTAGAAAAAAATACATTTGGACTAACTTGTGGTTCTTATATAACTATTAATTTATTAACTGTAGATGTACAGGGATATAAATTAATAGGTCATCCAAGAGTGAGTTTTTATAAAGGTTTACAAGTTTCAATTCTTAGAATAGATGGAAGTGATAATATTCCATTTAGTGAAATTAATAAAAAATACGATATATCGTATAAAATAATTTAAATTTATGAATATTTTGATTGAAGATTTAATAAATAAAATTAAGCAAATATTTGATTCTACAAAAGTTTTATCAGTTGAGAGTGTTTATGAAAAGACTTCAACAAATGATCTAAGATTAGTTATTTCCATGAATAAAATTTTATATGATAATATTAATATTATTTATACTAAATTAATTTTTGTAACTGACCAAAATAAAACAAATATTACAAAAAATTATTTTACATATTTATATGATATTAATTGTGAATATGTTAGAATTGAATTTTCAGATTTGGAAGATTTTTCAAATAAAATATTAAAAATTTTCAAAGAAAATAAATTCGGTGAAAATATTAAAATTTTATCTAAATTTATTAAATCACCTTCTACATTAATTAATACTTGGTTCGATGAAAATGATATTACTAATCTATCGGTTATTAATGTCAATGATGAAAAAATTGCAATAAAACCTTGTGAATTATTATCTTTTGAATTTAATATAGAATTAAATATAAATCAGACGGTTGAATTGACTATTTCAAAAGAAGGTGATAAAGAATATATTTATAAATTTAAAAGTTTTAATAATATATATGAAGATAAAAGACCTAATTTGAATGATCTTGTAAAAACAATAGCATCTAATTTAAAAAATAAAATTAAAGTATAAAAATGGCAAGACCTACAAAACTTTATAGAGTTTTTAATAGAATAGAATTAAATTATACAAATTTAACTAATCAAATATTTAATTGGTTAAGCTCAGCATATGAAAAATCTGGAATTTTATTTAATTCTGCATCTCCATATGGCCAAATTTTAGAGGTAGTTAAAGAATTCTTTTTACAAAATATTTTATATTTGAAAAATTTTGTAAAACAATTAGATATAGAACAAGCTAATTCCAGAAGAATGGTAAATAGTATTGCTAGAATTTCTGGACATAATCCTTCAAGAACAATATCAGCTAAGGGTACTCTTAAATTTAAACTTAAGCAAGGTGTAGATATTTATCAGAATGTTCCTAATGCTAAAGTTATTATATATGATGGTACAGTAATAAAAAATAGAACTAATTCTCTTTATTATACACTTAAAACTAATAATGTTAATAATATTTATACATTGTTACCTGGTTGTCAGTTTTTTGTAAATGTTATACAAGGTAAATATGAAATACAAGCCTTTACAGGTGATGGCACAATAAATCAATCATTACAAGTTAATGTGAGTAATAATGTTACAATAGATAATTTTGATTTTCAAGTAACATTAAATAGTGTAAATTTGCAGATTAAAGATCATTTATATGATATGCTCGAAAATGAATATGCTTGTTATACTAGAACAGGATTTAACGGTGGATTAGATGTATATTTTGGAAATGGTATTAATGGTGTTGTACCACCTCTTGGATCTATTATAGAAGTTAAATATTTATTGAACAATGGACTGAGTGGCAATATAGTAAATAATAAAGTTAATGATTTTACTTTTATTGATGATATCTATGACGACCTTGGAAATGCGGTACAAGCAAGCAATTTATTTGATATTTATATTGAGACTAATATTCAATTTGCTAGTAACGGTGAAAGTGTAGAATATACTAAATCTGTAATTCCATACGTATCAAGAAATTTTGTACTTGCAACACCAAATCAATTTATTTATCATCTTAAAAAATTGAACATGTTTTCTAAAGTTAATGCTTTTAATACTTTAGATATGGTTAAGATTGATATAGATAGTGATGGATCTAAAGACCAGATTAATATAAATGAAATGTATTTATATCTAATACCAAGAATCAGTGATTATTTTTCCAATAATATTAATTATTTCAATGTTTCATTAGATGCCTTTGATTTACAAGAAAATGAAAAAAATAGAATAATAACATATCTTAAAATGCAAGGAATTGTTAGTATTACAGCTAATATTAAAGTTATTAATCCTGTTAGAAAATTTTTTGTAGCAAATGTTTTTATTAGAAGATTCGATGATGTTTCAGAAGATAATATTAGAGAACAAGTTATAAGTGTTTTGGCAACATATTTTTCAAATTATGATAGATATGATAGGGTTATTAAAGCTGATATAATAGCTAGATTAAAATTTATCGATGGCATAGATTCAGTTAATATAGAATTTGTTGGTAAGGATAATGAAGATTATCATAGAGATGGTGCATTATTATCATCAAATACTAGAAATGTTATTGAATCTACGTATGTAGCATCATCTAATTCTGTTACTATAAATTCTGATGTTTTGATGTCAGCTACAGGTGGTACTCTTGATGTAAGAGGTGTTATAAATAGTTCTTCTCCAGAAAAAACATTTGAGAATTCTACAATAGTTTCATATAAAAGAAATGTAGCATATGATGCTAAAAAAATGGTTGGAATTGATCCAATTTTAGGAGATATTGTTGTGGGTAAAAACGAGTTGGTCATTTTAAGAGGAGGTTGGAAAAATAGAAATGATGTTTATTTTAGTGAAGATCCAAGAAATACTACTGGATTTAGCAGTGTTAATATTATTTGGAAAGGTACTACTGACCATCAAAAAGCTGCTAAATAATGATGAAATTATTTAACCTAATTTTTTAAATATTTTTTAAATTACTTTAAATCTATTTTTATTTGACAAAGGAATAACATCACCCATAAATTCAAAAGTATTCATTCTGCTTTTGGCAATAGGCTTACTCGCTGCTCTTTCATCAAAACACACGTTACAAAATGAATTTGAACGGTATTCCAAGAAACTTACGGCCATCGGTCTTTCACAATATTTACAATGAAATTGCTTCATATTTCTTTTGCAAAGGTAAATAATTCTTTTCTAAGCTTACTAATTTTTCTTATTTTTAAAATTGCTGAAATTAGATATAAGATGGTTGGTGCCTGTGAGGGAGACGGTAACCCTGGTTTATATCTTTTTCATTTATAAAAATTCTTTAAATATTTCTTCCTTATTATCTAATACAAAATTATGTATATAATATACTATTTTTTTGTAATTTTTATATTCATAAATGCTATTAACTGCATAATCTTTTAAAAAATTATCATCCGCTGAAATTAAATAGTCATTATTCTTATCAAACCAATATGCTAATTGATATATATTTTCTTTAACTTTCATAGATAATAATACCGCTACCCCATTATTAATCTCTCCTATATAATCTGTAACTGTAATAAAATTAGTTACATCTTCAATTATATCTTCTTCTTGCATTTAGATTGTTGATTTTTTATATATATAATAAAAAGTAGGTTGAAATGTCACTAAAAGATGTAAAAGATTTAGTTATAAGATATCCTGGACATCCAAGATATGAAGCAGATAGAATAGTAGAAGATGATGAAATAGAAGTAATAGTTCAGAAGTTAGAAATGATACTATTTACTAATAAAGGTGAAGTGCTTGGTGATATTAACATGGGTGTTAATCTAGAATATTACCTTTGGCAAACTAGGATTTCTACTGGTAATTTAAAAAATAAAATTCAAGAGCAAATCTCTGAATATATTCCAGAACTAGAGGTTATGGGATATACTTTCGATCTTTATTTATATGAAGGTACTGTTAGAGATATTTTATATTTAGATTTCGTTATTAAAGGATATAATATAGAATTTGTATATGAATAAAAATAAGCAACATTATGACTGAACATTCCGATGAATTTATTTTAACTAGCGAAATAGTTAATAATATAGAAGAACGAGAAAATTTAGGTAAACTTCTTAAACGTCATGAAAAAATTTGGTTTTCAAATGTTAGAGGTGTAAGAAAGCCATATTTAACATTTGCTATGACAGATCATGAATTTGAAGAATATATAAAATGTAAAATTAATATACATTATTTTGCTGAAAATTATTGTCAGATTAAAAGAGAAGATGGTTCAATTGGACCAATGAAACTACGCGATTATCAAAAAGATATTATTGACCTATATACAAAAAATCCTAGAAGTATATTAATGGCAAGTAGGCAAACTGGTAAGTGTTTGATATTCAATACTTTAGCATCATTTATTTCTGACAATGGTAAATTAATAAAAATTCCTATTGGTCAATTGTACTATAGTTATTTAAATGAAGAAAGAAAATTAAAAATACTAGAAAAAATTAAAATCTTTTTATATAAAATGATATTTAAATTAGAAAATAATTAATGTTTTTGCCTTTTTGGCTTAATGCTAATTTATATAATAATAAAAGATTATGGAAGAAAATTTAATAACGTGCAAAATTTGCGGATTTAAATCTAATAGAATTTATGGTCAACATTTAAAATCTCATGGAATGACATCTGATGACTATAAAAAACTGTATCCAGGTGAGCCATTATATTCTCAATCTGACGCTAAAAATATGGTCAAAGAAGAAGTAAAAGAAATGCCGAAAAATTGATTAAAGAATTAAATGTTAAAGGCAATTAAAATAAGATTATATCCAACTCATGACCAAGCAACCTACATAAATAAATTGCTTGGTACATCTAGGTTTGTTTATAAACCAATCAAACAAGAAATCTACAAGCTTTGGAGAAACTGGTAAATTTTCATTATTTCACGGAACTATTAAATAATTGTTTAGAATTTTTGAAATTAAATATTTAAATCTATGATAAAAGTAAATCACATACCGTCAACTAATAGAACTTATATAAATTATATTAATGAACATAAAACAGATAGATTAGATAAGTTTTTGAAAATTTATACTTTTGAAAGGTTTAATAGTGAGAAAATAATATTAGAATCATTTGATAGACTATATAAAAATACAGAATTTAAAATAGAAACTAAAGAATTTGATAAAAGATATACAAATTATATTAATAACATAGGATATCAAATAAAATTTAATACTGACTCTGATAATAAATATAGAATTGATTTAATACCAATAAAAAATTACAATGTAGATATTAATTCTGATTTTGTTTGGAGTATATCTTTTACATTGGATAAATATGAAGTAGGTGATGTGAGATATGAAGAATTAACAAATTTAAATGAAGAAAAAGAAGTTTTAATTCGTATTGGTGATATATTAAATAGGTTAGATATAAGTAAAAATTTTGTTATTGGTAATACTGATATGGAGAAAAAATTAAGGTTATATAAAAATATTCTAATATTTGTTTTTCCTGATTATAATATTCAAATGAATTATTGTGAAGGTTTTATAAATAATAAAGGATTGTATATTTGGAAATAAAATATTATTTTAATTAAAATTTTTATATATAGGTAAAATAATTATTGAAATAAATTAGGAAAATTAAATATTTAATATTATATTTACAATTTAAATTTTCACAAAAAAAGATAAAATTATGAAAAAACTAAAATTTGTTAAATTGTTTGAGAACTTTCTTGAAAGTAAGTATGAATTAATTGGTGATAATATAGATGAAGTACTGGATGCTGTTAACGCATTAAAATTTCACTATGGTAAAGATTATGTAATAGTGGAAGATGAGAGTGGTCATGAATCAGGAAATAAAGTTAGTGTTTATATAACATTTTCTCCAGATATTAAATTGCGTTCTGGCGGAAAAATTCCATTTTCTAATATTGTAAGAGAAATGAACTATATATTAGAAGAAGAAATGAAGAAACCGAGATTGTATAAAATAGATAGTTAGATAGTTATAGAAGTAGAAATAAGCAAAATAACAGAAGTTCCAACAGTAACCCTTGTTTTACAAACAACGACAACAGAACCAACAACAACAGAGACAATAGTTTAAATTGTAAATTTGTTATTTGAAAAATATGGTTTATTAATAATTTTTTTAAGATTATGAAAAGCCAACTCAACTGAGTTGGCTTTTTTTATATATACATAAAAAAAGAATTAATAAACCATATTTTTTTAATTATGATTAAAGAAAAAGAAATAGAAATTAAAATATCAAGTAGAAATTTAAAGTTCTATAATAATTTAAGATATAAATGTAATGTTAATGATAATATTTTAGTTAAAGTTAAAGATTTACCAAGTCAATCACATATAAAGATAACTGCAATTTGTGATAATTGTGGTGAGGAAAATTATATTTCAATTCAAAAATATAATAAAAATTTTAATAATTATAATTTTTATACTTGTAAAAGATGTAGTCATATTAAAATAAAAAAGACTAATAATGAAAAATATGGTGTAAATTATCCTTTACAAAATGTAAATATTTATAATAAATTAATCTCAACTAATATTGAAAAATATGGTGTGAAGAATGTATTTCAATCAAATAAAATTAAAGATAAAATTAAATCAACAAATAATGAAAAATATGGTGTTGATTATCCCCAGCAAAATATTAATATTTTACAAAAATCAAACAATACAAATAATATAAGGTATGGATTTTCAAGACCTGTTAAAAGTTTATTAATACAAGATAAATGTAAACGTACAAAATATAATAAATATGGTAATGAATTTTTTAATAATATTGAAAAAATTAAATCTACAATTTTAGATCGTTATAATGTTGATAATATTTCTAAAATATTAAATCATAAAGAAAAAATTCAAGAGCATCATATTAATAAAATGCTAATAAAGTATAAATTTATAAATAAAATTGATTATAATAAATCATTATATTATTGTGATTGTGAAAAGGGTCACGAATATAAGATTGATATTAGATTATTTCATAATAGATTATCTCATAGTATTAATACTTGTACAATATGCTATCCAGAAAATTCTATATCATCTATAAAAGAAAACGAAGTGTATGAATTTATAAAGAATAATTATAATGATGAAATAATTCGAAATGATAGAAAAACACTTAACGGTATAGAATTAGATATTTATATTCCAAAATTAAATTTAGCATTTGAATACAACGGACTATATTGGCATAGTAATATTTATAAAGATGATTTTTATCATATTAATAAAATGCTTTTATGTAAAGATAAAGGAATTCAGATTGTACACATTTGGGAAGATTTGTGGATATATCAAAAAGAATTTATTAAAGATAAAATCTTAAAATTGTTAAAAAATATTATTTTATTTTTTGAAAATGAAATTGAAGTTGAAACATTTTTAATAAATAATAAGATACTTGAAAAATATCAAATAATCGAACATACTAATATAAATAAATGGAATATTAAAGGTAATAAAAGAATAGAATTTAATGAAAATTTAAAGTTGCCATATATTTGTGATTGTGGTACTATAAAATTAAAAAAGCACGTTTAATAATGTTTAAAAAAATTATAAAAAATATAATTTATTTCTTAATACAACTAATAGAAAAATGGGAGTTTCGAAATTTTAATCCAAATGAAGATGATATATTAAAGAAATTTGTTAATACTTTATTTTTAAAAGATGATGTATTAGTAGAGACAGATTATGGTTTTGTTCCAGTAAAAGAAATAAATATAACACAACCATTTCAAGTATATAAATTAGAATTAGAAAATGATTTAATATTAGAATGTGCAGATACTCATATTTTATATTGTAATGATCATGAACCAAAGATGTTAATTGACATGTCAAATAAAGATTATGTTATTACAAAATATGGCTTAAGTAAGGTTAAATCAATTACTAAGTTAAAGAATAAATTAAGTATGTTTGATTTATCTATTGATACTCCTGAAATGAGTTATTATACAAATGGTATATTATCACATAATACCGTTTCCGCATCAATAGTAATGTTACATTTTGTATTATTTAATGATGATAAGGCAGTTATGATTGTTGCAAACAAAGGAAAGACTGTTAAAGAAATTATTAGAAAGATTAAAGATATTTATAAATTATTACCATTTTTTCTTAAAAAAGGTGTTACAAACTGGAACGAAACTCAGATTTCATTTGAAAATAATTCACGAATACAAACAGAAAACAGAACAAAAGATCCTTCAATCGGCTTTACAATAGACCTTTTATATCTTGACGAATTTGCCCATATACCAGATAATTTTATTAGGGATTATTATGGGGCAATTGTTCCTGTTGTTTCTGCTGTTGAAAATTCTAGAATAATAATAACTTCAACACCAAATGGTTATAATATGTTTTGGGAGTTATTAACAGCTGCTGAATTACCAGATGATGATCCCATGAAAAACCCATATACTGCTATGCGGGTATATTGGAATCAAGTAGAGGGTAGAGAAGATACTAAAATTAAGATGCTTGATTTTAAATTGAAAAAATATGGTCTCTCTAAATCTACTGTGTTAAGAGAAATTAGAGAAAAATATGGTATAACAACATATAAAAAACATGTAGGCGATGATATTTTAGATTGTGTTAAATATAATGTAAATGACGAAAAAACGTACATTGATAATGTAAGAAAAATACGTATAAATGGTATACCATTACCAGAAATAGCATCAGTTTCTAATTGGCAAGAGGAAGAATCCAAGCTTTTAGGTTCGCCTGATAAGTTTGACCAAGAATATGGATTACATTTTGTTACTGGTGATAAGTTATTATTTAATAAAGAAACAATAGATTTAATTAAGAGTAAACAACTCCCATTTGATTATATTAATATACCAATATTTAGCACAAAGATAAATATTCCATATGATTCATTAAAATTTGTTAGAAATTTAGATCTTTTTAATTTAGCTAAAGCAAAAGATTATTACATACTTATTTCTGTTGACTTATCTGAAGGATTAGGCAAAGATTATTCTGTTATAAATATATTTAGATTAGTTCTAAGAGATAAAGAAGAAATAGAAAAATATGGTTATGATAATTTATATGAACTTTTTAAATTAGAACAAATAGGATTATATAGAAATAATGTTTATTCTATCAGGGAAGTTGCGCATATATTTTATTTAGTTGCATTTGAATTATTTGATCCTGAGAAAGTTAAAACTGTTCTTGAATATAATACATATGGTGCAGAATTTTTAACACATTTACCAAATGTATTTGATGGAAATAATGATTATTCAAATTCTATATTTTTGAGATATAAACATAATAGGGAAGATATAGTAGGAAAAATAGGATTGAAACTTAATAAGGATAAACAACTTATAATAGATAAAGAGTTTCAGCAATCTGTTAGAAATAGAAGAATGATATTACATAGTGATATTAATATTAATGAAATTTCTACATTTAGTAAGCATGTTACTATGTCAGGTACAGTTAGTTATAGAGCTGAAAGTGGTAACGATGATGTGGTTATGACTACCATAAATTTATCAACTTGCTTTGATAATGTTGGTTATAAAAATTTAGTAGACATTTATGTTAATAATAGTTTACAGGGCGATGTTTTAAGGTATGTTGAAAGTATAACAAATAGAACAAATAATACTGATGGATTGATTGGTGCATACAGTAGGGTATATAAGAAAAGACCTGAACTTTATAATAATAGATATCCAAGATGATTTATAAAAACTTAAAATATTTTTTTATCTATAAAATATAAAAATAATCTTTTATGGCAACATCATCTTATAAATTTTCAATGTCTTTACAGCAACTTAATTTTTTTCTAGATAAAATTCATGATTTATTGAGTATTGATGATGAGATTTTAATTAAAATAAATAAAGATAAGATATTGTTATATTCATTAGTGGGAGAAAAAATGAGTGTAAATGCTTTTAAATCCTTTATTTATAATACAAATGAAATATTTACCTTTAAAGATTTGATAGAAAATGAAATAAGATTTATTATAACTAATGGCTCTAAATTTGAGAATACATTAAAAAATTTTATAGATTTTAATGAAAGTCTCAATTGTGAATTTTTTATGAATGATGATATATATGCAGATAATTTTAAAATTAGAAATTCTAAATTAAAATTAAGTATTAATGGTGGTGATATACGCAGTATGAATACATCAATAGATATTGAAAAAATTAATAATACTTTAAATAAAGATAATATAGATTTTAAATTTGTTTTAGATAAAAATTCTTATGCAAAAATTAAAAAAATCGCATCTATTGATAATGAGAATGATATTTTAATATTAAGTATTATAGACAAGAATCTAACAATAGGTGAAACTAATAATTGGGATTTGAAAATTTGTGAAATCGAACATGATGACTTATCAATAACTTTTCCTAAAAAATATTTTAAATCCATAACATTTACAGAAGATGAAAATAATGTTTATGTTTTTGATACATTTTTATTAATTGATAATCAAAATACAAATTTATTAATAGCCCTGGAATTAAGCGTTTAAAAAATTAATAGAAAATGAGAATAAAACACTTTGGCGAGATGATGAAAAAGAGTTTTGGATAAATAATAAACCATATAGAATAAAAATTATAAACTCAGATTAAATATTATTATCCGAAAATTAAATATATCTGATATTCCTGAAATTTTATTATTATTTTTGTTTTATTAAATAGATTATTAACTTTAAAACAAAAATTATGAATTGAGTTGAAAAAATTGAAGAAAAAGCTTAAAAAATGAGATTAAATAAAAAAAGGAGTCAATGACTCCTTTTTTATTTTATCAAAAAATTATTGAGCGTAACCGGACTTCTGTTTTATTATATCATTTGTCTTGTGTCCTCGACCTTGTCTTTTCACGTTGCTCACCCGCTATACTTTTTTCTTTCAGTAAGACTAGTTTGAGTTTATTCCTCAGCAGTGCAAACGATTAAAATCTCCTGCTTTAAGCAAAGAATGTCCGAGTTTCCTCACCTTGATGCGTTATTGCATTTAGTGTGATATATCCTCTGATAATTTATATAAATGTAATAACTTTTCTTTATAAAAAAAATTTTGCTTAAAGCAATATATCAACTAAAAATTAAAAATATGACTTTAATATATTTATATATAATAAAAAAATATTAAAAATGATATGCAAATTATGTAATAAAGAATTTAAAAATATTCAAGCATTAAATTCACATATTGGTTGGCATAATAAGCCAAATAGGAAATCAAACTTTATAGATTATAATAAAAAATTAAAAAACGGAGAATTAGTTAAGGATAATTTAAATCAATTTATTAAAGCTAAAAGATTGGGATTAGAAAAGAAAGTGTCAGAAGATACTAAGAAAAAGATTAGTAAAAAAACATCAGAAAGAATGATTGAATATTGGAAATCTGATGAAAATAGAAAAAGGCAAAGTAAATGCATGAAAAAAGCGGTGATAAATAATCCAGATTCATATAGTTTAAAAAATATAAGTGGTAGAGTTAAATCGTACGATTATATAGATAGTTTTAATAATAAAATTAAATTAAAAGGTAAGTGGGAATTAAAAGTTGCAGTATTTTTAACAGAAAAAGGTATTAAATGGACCAATAAAATAAAACCATCAATTTATTTTTGGAATAATAGTTGGCATCTATATTTTCCAGATTTTTATTTACCAGAAAAAGACATTTATTTAGAAATAAAAGGTTATGAAAGAGAAAGAGATATTGAAAAGTGGAAATATTTTAAGTATAAATTATTAAAAATAAAAAAGAAGGAAATTTATAATTTAGAAGAATGGTATAATAATTTATTATAATAAATTATTAATTAAAAAAGTACCCAGAGCGGGACTTGAACCCGCACGACCTACTGGTCAATAGATTTTAAGTCTATCTTGTCTACCATTCCAACACCTGGGCTTTTCAACGAACTATACAAATATACATATATTTTTTGATATTGTTGACATTTTTTTTGGAAAATTTTTAATTTTTTTCAATATATTTTAATGGTACATTATCAGTTAGCCACACGCCGTTTTCACTTAAATAAAATTTAAATCCATCAGAGTACATAGCGGCAGAATTTATTTTTAAAATAATAGGTTCTTCTCTTTTAGAGTGTCTTTTACCAACTGTATAAGCAGTATTTTTATCATCAGTTAAATGAACATGAAGTCTTTTCATTTTGCTTATTTCACCGCTTTTTTTAATTTTTTCAAAATTTTCAACGGTAGTACCTTGATAAAGAATTCTTGGTGGCCTTACCTTTTTTAATTCCACATCAACCTTTATAGTATGGCCTTGAGACGCACGAATTTTAGTTTTGTTTTCATTATAAGCTAATCTCTTTTTATCATTATTATCAACAATATAATCTAATTCTTCTTGTGTTATATTAATTTTATTTAAAAGTGATAAAACATCAACATAACCGTGCTTGTCTATCAATAAATCTTCAGGATTATGCCTTAATAGATAAGTAATTTTTTTCCCTATTTGGATATAATTTATCATGATTTTTTTTCAATTAATGCAAATAAAAATATAAGTGTAATAAAAATAATTAATCCAACTATTGATATTAAAACTGCTTTCCAAAAACCTAATAAAAACCATATTAATGGAAATAAAAGCATTGAGCCTAGTGAAATTGTTATTGAAGTTAAAAACAAATAACCTACAATAATAATTAAAAGTGTATAAAATATAATTTTAATACTATTTTTCATAATTGATAATTTTTATTTTTTCAATTTCTTGTATTTTTTTAAATCTTTGCTCTCTGATAGGATCTTCTTCTTTAATCTTTTTCATACAAGCTGATTCACTATAATAACCGTTAGAAGTGCCATACCATCTTATAGTAACATATCCTTTTATCGTTGCAAATTTATAAAATGTCCAAGTAGCTGATTCACTAGTATTAGTATCATTTTGGGTTACTTCTTCTGCTTGAAGTAATGGATAACCAATCAAATCGTCTAAATCACCATTAATATCTTCAATCCAAACACTTTCACAACAATCTTGTGAATGATATTGTTTATAAATAGCACCATTAGATAAATGAAAAAGAATGCGATCCCCAGGAATATCAGGATCAGCCACGAACGGCGCTTCTTCCATCTCAATTTTGATAATTGTTTTACCAAATAATTCATCTATCATTCTATAGAAATTTAATTTTTAGCCCCATTTTCTGCATTTCCAATAGAGCTTCTGCATTCCCGAGGGCGTCGTTTATAGGATTATGGTCATGATTAGTTTTTCTTAAGTGCTTCCATCTTGCTTGTGCGTCCATTTTCATACCACAATATAAATCTCCGATTCTACGGCTTGACCATCCAAATGGATTATTTCCATAAAATTTCCAAAAATAATAATTTATCCAGCTACTATCATAACCGTTGTTATCAGAAATTAAAATTGGATTTCCGACAGAATTTATTTTTAACCATTCAGCAAATTCACTCATTACTTTAACTGGATCATCAAATTTTTCATGTTCTTCTCTTGAAAATCCACTTACAGCAAGTGCATCTGGTACCCATATTTTTGATATAGGCTTAGTTTGACCATAAAAAGTTTTAGATAGTGATGGTTCTACAACTACAGCACCAAAACAAACCATTGAATGATCACCGATTATTGGGCCATCGCTTTCAACATCTATTACGATATAAGACATAGTATTTAATTTTATACAAATATAATAAAAAATTTTAATAAAAAAAAAGAGGAATTTTAATTCCTCTTTCTTAATGGGCTATTACTTTTTAGTAGCTTCAACAGAGGCTTGTCTATAAGGTGTAATTAATTTTTTAATTTCACCTAAAGCTTTTCTTACATCAGCTTCGGCTGATTTATTTCCTTTTTCAACAAATTTAGCGTGTCTTTCTTCAACAACTCTAAATTGTTCTTCGATTTTTGCATAAAGTTCTTCTAACATATTTATTTAATTTATTTTTTAATCAATTCAAAGATTGATTTTTAACTTTATTGTTTATATTATGAACATAATAATAAGTTTAATTTTTTTGTTGTTTTTTGTGTTTTTTTGATATTTTTTGTGATTTATGTATTTTAATATATACAAAAAAAATATATTTATGAAAAATTATAAAGAAATTAAATTTGTTGATGATGAACTTGACTGTTTAAATCAACAATTAGAAGAATTGTTAGGTAAATCTGAAAAAATATTGGGTTATAAATCTTACGATATAGATGATGTTGTTAATAATTTATATCATCAAAAAAATAATCTTGCTACATCATTAGCTAATGATATATTAGATAATAGAGAAGAGTTTGCTTCAATTTCTGAAAAATATTTAGATAACGATACTGAAGATAATCCATTTAATAATTTAAAAGATGAAGATGAAGATTAATTATATCTATAACATCAGGTTTAAACTGATATTAATAAGAATAATGAACTGGAGTTAAAGGATAGAGTTTGGTGCTGTCCTGAGTGTGGTGAAGTTCATGACAGAGACCTAAATGCAGCAATTAATATCAGAAATGAAGGAGAAAGAATTAAAATAGGGTTGAGTTCACCCGAATTAACGCACCAGGAGATTAAGCCACTAGGCCATCGTGGAACGGTGAAAGAAAATGTGAAAATC